GGCATTCTTTCCGCTGGAAGACTTAGGCAACACCTCTGAGACTGGCTCCGAAGTCGAGGAAGAGGCTGAAGAAGAGCAAGAAGAAGCGAAACCCAAGAAGAAGAAAGCGAAGCCCGCAGTCGAGGAAGAGGAAGAAGAAGCCGAGAAAGAAGCGGAAGAAGAGAAGACGGCGAAGAAGAAAAAGAAAGCCAAGCCGGCGGAAGAAGAGGAAGAAGCTGAAGAGGCTGAAGAGTCTGAGGAGGAAGACTTATTCAGCTAAGCTGGGCGCGGGTAACTTCCGCGTCCCGCCTGTATCCCGCAAGGGTTTCGAGTGGCTTCGGCCCAGTACTTTAATGTACCAACGGGCGGGCGGAACGGGGAAGTTATGTGCTGCTTCCTCTAATGCGTAAAACGTTCGAACATAATCGTGCCGTACATACGGTACGCTACCAGAGGAAAGCGACATGGCGAGGGCGGGTGCTAGAAGCCAATCGGCGAGCCCGCTCTCCTCTGGGTTTGGAGAGTTATGAGAGGCCCTGAAACCCGACTACGCAAGAAGATCGTCAAAGCTCTTCAGGAGAAATACCCAAGGGCTTACATCAGGAAAATTCACGGGAACGCCTTTCAGAATATAGGTATTGCCGATCTGCTGTGCAGCATCGAAGGGTACTTCTTCGCTCTTGAGATAAAGATACCCGGGAAGAAAGCTACGGAGGCTCAGATGCTTGAAGGGCGAAGAGTGATCAATTCCAAAGGGGTGTTCGGAGTAGTTACTTCAATAGATGAAACGTTGAATCTGGTCGAGAGGGGGCTGGCATGGCACTTACGTCGAAAGAATTTACGTGGATAAGCGGCGTTCCTAAGGATCAAGTTTCCCATGAGTTCATCCAAGGGATGCTAAATCGTATGATGCACGGCTTTCATAAGTACGGGCATGTATTACGACAGACAGACAAGCCTGATAGCATCAAGTGCCTTAAAGATCGCCTTGACCTCTATCGTAAAACCGGCAACACAGAATGGCTCGTTGACGTAGCCAACTTTGCCATGATGGAATTTATGGCTCCTTCACATCGTAAGTCCCACTTTCGGCCCACAGCTTCGCATGAGTCACCGGGCTTTGTCACACGCGATAAACGTCGATTAAAAAACCGCCTTAGTGAGTTGGCGGAAGAACGAAGACAGAGAGAGCGTAGAAAAGAAGGGGATTAAAAATGCAGATCGTTAGGCCTTACGCAAAGATTCTTAACGCCAATGTGTACGGAGAGGAACACGGGATGCAGCACATCGAATGGTGCGCTCGTATCTCCCACCGTGCCGAAGAAGCTCAATCGGACGTCAGCTGGAGGCGCTTCATCTCTGAGGTAGTGCTGAAGCACGGAGATTGGTCAGTGGTCGAGCACGTCTCAGTCACAGTGGACGCTGTGGTAGATCGCGGTATTACCCATGAATGGGTGAGACATCGCCTCTTCAGTTTCACACAGGAGAGCACTCGGTTCGTTAACTACGACAAGAAGATGCCGCCCAGCTTTATCTACCCAAAGCCCGAGGTAGAATGTAAGCACTGTTTAGCTGGCAATTTCCCAGAGTACAACATTAAAAATGGGGGCTGTGACTACCTACATATATTATCGGAAGAAACTTGGGAAGTTTGTGCCTACGAGAAGGAATGGCTGCTGATGATCGATCAGTCCGAGCACATGTACAAGCGGCTGCTTGTTAAGGGCTGGAGGCCACAAGAGGCACGTTCTGTGTTCCCGAATGCCCTTGCTTCCCGAATCGTTACCACAGGCAATCTTCGGAACTGGCGTCACTTCTTCATCATGCGTACTACAATGGAAGCTCATCCGCAGATGAAACAAGTCACTATCCCTCTGCTAGCTGAGTTTAAGAGAAGCTTTCCTCTCATCTTCGATGACATAGAACCTCTGGCAAAGCAGTCAGAATCTATGAAGAGGATGAGATGAAGTCTTTTCGAGAACAAGTCCAGGAGTTTAAGAGAGGGGTAGTGCTCCGAGCTGTCTTAGACGCCGGGTGCAATCTCAGCGAGGCCGCTAGACGACTCGAAATCCACAGGAACACACTGGATCGACTGTTGGTAGACTTGAGTATCAGCGCGGCTCAGCTGCGTAAGAATTGGAAATCAGCGGAGGTCATGTCAGAGATTATGGCTAAAAATAAGGACTTGGTAAATCAGTACGCAAACAGCTATTGTATGGGGATCGTTCCAGGTGGCATCACTGGGGAGAGAACCTGTGACAAGAGAATTCCCGTTACAGAGAAGTATTGCGAAGACTGCAAGAAGCAGTCTGAAATGCGGTCAAAAACACCCTCTACAGGCGCCTAGCGGGAGTTTTAAGAGCCGTAAGCTACGATTACTAGGGTTTCCCATCAGATTCTCGCTATCAGGCCTATTACGGGCTCTGGGCGCATTGTTCCTTGACGCTTCTTTGGCTTCGGACTATAAACCATAGAAGTACGATCAAGGAGCACTCAAATGAAATTCCTAATGATCTTGGCACTGGCCGCGTCCCACGGCACAGATGCTTATTTGACCAACCGCAATATCAACCATCAGCACGGCGTTGAGCACAATATAATGGCCCGCTCCTTTGTCCACGGCGAAACTTGGCTTGCCGTGTCTTCGGGAGCGGGCTTTGCTTTAACCCTGGCTACGGATCATCAGCTACGTAAGCATCACCACGAGAAAGCGGCGGACTTCATTACCGGCGCTTCCATTGTGGGCCATACTTACGGAGCAGTAACTTCCCGTTAAATTACCAGGCTTTGCCGAAATGCTGAATCCAGGCTTCGCTCAGAATCTCCCGATCAGCAACGGCTTTGTAAGGAAACCAGAAGTTTCCTCCCAAGCCCCAGTTGATTCCCCAAGAGTTACGGGTCTTGAATGCCTGTTTATCATCATCGTAACCAATAAACAGAACTTCGTGACCGCCCAAGACTAGCTCCGTATTCTTGTTGGGAATGGGCATCAGGCCCGGCGTGGTCCAGTTGGATTCAAAGCTATCGTACACCGTAAACCCAATCAGGCAGGGATACTGGCTGGCCAGGCAGCTCTTTATATCGAAGACGCCGTTTAAGGCGTGATAAGCACCTGACAGATTCTTGCTGGCACTTAACAGCGCTTCCGTACTTGGGGCTTTGTTGAAGTCCCCCGGTACGTAAGGCATCTCCGCTTCCAGACAGACTCCGGTTGAGCGCATGACCTTACAAGCTGTGCGGCCCCAGGAGCCGGTATCCCCCTCACTCAGGTCTCCATCCAGCTCACGCTCCTTGTAATACAGAAAAGCCCGGCTGAAGATGACGTCCTGCCCCCGGAAGCGTTTCATCAAGTACTCGAAGTTCCCGCAACCGGCGTTAGCCGTACAGCTTCCCTCGTCGCCTTGATCAAAGACGGGCCCACACCAGGGTTCCAGGTCGATCGAAGAGGGAAGCGCGAAGGGAGTGGCCGGCAGCTTTAGAGCTGTCAGCCCGTAATCCCTATGATCGGGCGGCGACGGTATAAAACCGTAGCGCCGCCCAGCAGGAGATAACTGGAGTTCCTGGCTCACCCCTTGTTCGCCTTGTTGATAGCTGCCTGAAGCTTCTGAAGCTTCTTAGCGTTGGACTTCTGGATACGCATAGCTTTGGCTTGTGTAGCCGCGCTGTTTGTACCCAACCCCAAGCTAAAGCCCGTCTGGCAGAACCAAGATGAGTTAGCGCCGTGACCGAAACGGCCCCAGCCACATTCGTAGAGATTAAGCGAGAACTTGCCAGTGCCAGTGACATCATAGTTAGCGCCGGTACGCACCAGCCCCGCGATCTCCTTGTTAGTCACGCCACCTACGGAAACAGTACCGAGCCCGACTGCGCCGTTAACGTAGGGCATGAACTTCCCGCAGTTAAGGCTAGTCGTTGCCAACAGCGGACAAGCTGCTGCTAGATTGTATTGCGGGCCACCGAAGTAACCGGAGTATCCCGCGCCCGGCATCACAATGACGTCCGCACGCAACAGGGTGTTAGTGGTGAACTGGGTGGTAAAAGCGTTGCTGATAGCGGAACTCTGCCCATAGGGCGTCCCAGCCAAAAAGTTCATATTGACCGAGAATTGGGGGGCATTGGTTGATGGCCCCTGCGCCCAGGCTCCCACAGCCAGCGCCAGAACAATTAACAATGAACTGAGTGTTTTCATGCTTTCTCCTTATTGATTTGACTTACTAACTTCGTCCCAGACGGCTTGCATCCCGCCGTCTTTAAACAACTGACGAACTTCATCGTCCGGCTCTCCTACAGCAAAACGGCCGGTAAATTGAAAATGGGGCGCGTCGGGAAAAGACCTCCACGCTGCGCCAGAAGTTAAGCCCAGAGCCGTGCCCAGCGTTATCATGCGCTTCCATGTCGGGTGCTGCGGGTGCCAGTCCGGGCTATAAGGCTGATCGGGGGCGAATTCACTAGGAACTACGTCTACCGCCAGCCCGAAGTTGTGATAGGACTTTCCGCCCGGACAGTTGGTCACCTTGTCGCCCGGTGTGGTTCGCCCCTGAGCATAGAGCTTGTCCTGTTCGTTCCAGCTGCGCAACGCCTGGGTTATGCGGGTTTCTATACTCTCGTATTCCAGTTGCAACATCAGCTGGGTAACGATCTCAGAGAGCCGGGGGTAAACCAGTTGCAAGCGGGCTTGACTAATCTGATCCACTGTCTTCTCTCAGTTTAAAGTAAAGGTTTTCAATCATACGCAAGCGCCGCCCGTTCGACTCAGCAGCTTGAAGTATGAGAGCGGTTTGTTTTTGTAATTCGCGTATCTGATTTTCCATGTTGGCGTTGATCTTATGTTGATTATCCATAAAGGCGGTTAGCGCTCTTAATCGCTCGCCATTTTCTGCGTGCATACGCGCCCGCTCTCGTATTCCCTCCTCTTTGTTTTGAGAGTTCGCCTCTCGTTCTTTTAGACGGTCTCTTCGATAGGTTATAAAACCTAACGCCAGTAGACATATCGTTAGAACGTCACCTAGGTGAATAGTGTCGAAGGGAATTGCAGCTTGCAAGGGGCGAGTCCTCCTTTATAAAGAGTTAGGGGGAGTTGCTTTGTGGTAGCTTGAGCGAATGTACAAGCCAAAAATTGCCATAACTCCGGCTTTGATCGCAGAATACAGATAGCCTTTAACGCAGACAGCTGCAGCTACCGCACATACAGCTTTACCCTCGGACCAGTTTTGTATAACCGGCTCTAGTACTCCCAAAGCCCCACCCCCGAAACCGACCAACGCCGCTTGTAGTCCGTGGGGTAACCCGCTCCACCAGGCTGCTATTCTCTTCCACATAAAAGTGTTCTCCTTTTCTAAAGTTACTGTAAAGCCCACAAGAAAGCGTCAGACCCAACAGCATTCACTCCCACGGGTGCCCCGATGTTAAGCCACGTTACGCCGCCGTCGGTACAAGAGCTGCCGACGGTCGCGCAATTAGTAGACCACAGCGGCTGAGTAGTTCCGGCTGTTCCAGCAACAGTGGCTTGATAAGAAAAGTTTCCTGCGTTGGCCACGTTCGGGTTAATGATGTATTTAAAGGCGTAAATTTTGCTAGTCTTCCATGTGGGCCCGTTAGGAATACAAGTTGAAGTTGGGTTCAGTATTCCGTTACAGGGCGCAGTTCCCGCTGCGTTCCTTATGCTATTCAGCCAATCGCTACCAACCGAAGCAAATTTACCGGAAGGCGAAAGCTCGGGAATGCCCCACTCTGTGTTGAAAAATATACTAAACCCAGTGCCAAAGGTAAAAGCTTCACGATGGGTTAAGTGGTCACCATTCATATCCACCATAACTATCTCGTTTACCCAGGCGCAAACTGGGGGATCAAAGGGCATTAATCCACTATTAGCCACGGTCGCATTGGAGCGAACGGTTAAGAACGGCCAGGTATCGTTGACGTCCGCGGACTGCCAACTTGCATGTTGATCAGAGTTAGTCGAACAAGCCGGACTGGGAATGTTGTTGACTGCTACCGGAGTTCCGGAGGGTCCAGTAGCAGGTTCCAGCCGATAGTAGAACTGGTAAAGTGGCGAGCCGGGATCGTTGATCATCCCATTTTGACCGAGTACCCAGTGCCCGCTGGCCTTGTTGACTTGTGAGCAGTAAACCGTGGTCGTTCCCGGAACCCATATCCACTGCCATTGGCACGCGCCCGTCCCGCTGAGGTTGTAAGTAGGCGAGATCGAAATAGCGTTGCCACTCTTGTTCATCTTATGGTTATGGATGGTGAATCGTGCTCCAGCATTGGCCGTCGAAGTTCCGGAGCAACTATTTACACCACAAGTCAACCCGCTTCCCCCAGCCCAACCGATGTCAGCATGAATTACGCCGGTAGCAGTGTTGTAGCTGACGCAGCCCTTTGTAGGAGACCAGGCTACAACGTATTCCCCTGTACCTTGATTGGCGATAACGTTCTGGTTCTTCCACGTTACCGTGCCATCAGTACAAGTATTGTTTAGATTCGGGCAGCTCAAATTCCAGTTAGGCTCCGTGCCGCTCGAAGTTCCTGCAATAGTAACAACGAACGTGTAGTGGTTAGGGTTATTACTACTTGGCTTGATTTGACTATTTAGAGAATAAGCGTTGGAAGGCTTCCATGTGGGGTGTTCATAGTAACTAGCCGAAGAGAAGGCGCGAGACATTATGGTATCGCCTACGTTCTCGCCACCGGAGTTGCTCCATGTCGCAGTTCCGAAGTCAGAGGGTAAACAGTTGCACGCTACTCCAACGCATGACGCCGGGGAGTTCTCAACCAGATCCACGACGGGAACAGACGCGGGAGGCCCGACGATTAAGCCGGAGCAGGGATTGGTCCACGGAACGATATTCGAGCCAAACGTGTACGCCGTGATAGCCGTGTTGTTGGTATCGAAAATCTTGCACGGATCAGCCAGCGAGAAGTCCAGCCCGTCCGCCGTTACCCACCCCCCAAAATTCGAGCAGTTTGGAAAGTCGTGGGCGCAGCCGGAAGTGGCTGATGCGTAAGGCCGCGAGATTGCCAGCGTAGTTGGATTGAAGCCGACGAGGTAATGCCGCCCGCCCTGGTTGGCGACGACGGTCAGGAAGTCCCCGGTATTGAATTCCAGATCATCGGCAGAACCCGTCTGCGAGCCACTGTAAGAATTGTTGCCATTGTCGGCTGGCGCTGTTCCATTCGGACAAGCGGCACTCGCTTTGACCATCGAAGGATCGAAGCACGCATCTGTTAGCCGTACTCCTCGGCTACCGTAGATCGGGTCTACAAAGAGATTACCAGCGCCAGTAATTTGCCCTACGCTGGGGGGCGTAGGTATCGTAGCAATTGCCAGAGTGGTGGGACCGCAGTAGTTAGGCGGTGTACAGCCCCCGGCAGAGAAGAACAGCGAACTTTGTCCGCTGGGCTTAGCTCCCAGAAGTAAAAATACAGCTAACGCGAATAGCGCGAAAGCGAGAAACGTTTTAATTAAAGTTGCGAGAGTAATTCGCATAGCAATTGGCCCCATCATAAGTAAAAGCTAAGATGTCTACTGCGCCTACGGTTGAAGTTGGGGTTATGGCCCCAACCCCGCCGTTAGAGATTCTCCAGGTACACCCCGCGAGAGTAAGAGTATTGCTACCCGTTCCCCCTTGAATAATCTGGAGCAGATAGTTGCCCCCGATCAGCGGGTTAGACACATTCACCGTGCAAGCCCCCGTTAGCGTAAGCGAAGCATTTACTACCCAGGTACTTGCCAAGTTCCAGCTTTGTACGCCAGCACAAGCGCTGGTCAGATTACTAAAGGACGTAGGTATCGGAGACATGCTGAAGCTGCCCGCCCCGACTACTGGCTGGTTAGCAGTAAGCGTACCAGTGGCCGAAACCATTGAGCCGCAGCTTACTCCGTCAATGTAGCGCGTCCCGTTTCCACAGAGGACGTGGCCCGAAGGGGCAGAGTTATTCACGGTATAACCGTTGGTAGCGTCAACAGCTACTGCCGACAACAGCCCATCGCCGCGTAGAGAAGCTACCGTGGTGCCGGTAGCACAAAGCGTGGTAGTGGTACTGGCTCCTGAGCAGAACTTTTGGAAGAAGTAAGTAGCCGTGGTTCCGTTCCATACAGAGGCATTGTTGTACTCTTGCATAATGCCCGTAGCTGAAGTAGAGCCCTGGAACAGTCGCAACACAGAATGCGCCCCGGTTATACTCTGCATGACTACCTTGGCGAACGGGGACTGCCCCACATTAGGGCAAGTAACTGCGGAGCCGAAAACTGTTTCCCCCTGCGGCCCAGGCTGCCAACAAATTTGGAGCTGGTCAATGTTTTGAATAGCCACAGCAAAGGGGTAATGTTGGCTAGAGCCCCCGGTGTTAAAAAAGCCGTTAACCGTATGATCCCCGGCTAGAGAGCTTACGTCGGTTATTGTCCAATTCTTGGCTCCGCTTAAGTCCGCTGCTGTAATGGTAGCCGTAGCCCCTGTTACAATGCTGGTGCAGCTGATACCTGTACCCGTGGCATCCGAGCAAAGCGGGGCGTTCGTGCCAGTAATCGTACCGGAGGTTATCACCTTGGCTCCAGTACCTTGCGTTGTGAGCCGCGCCAGGGGCAGCGTCCCAGAAGTGATATTAGTGGCGTCGGTCGTGTCGGTGGTCGCAGAAGTAGCCAGCCCGTTGGAGCCCGCTGCCAGTGTGCCAATGTGAACTTTATCAAGCGGAAACCCAAAGCCCGCATCAGCAATACTTTTACCGTTGATAGCGCTGAATAAGACCAGGTTGTTGATAACCGCCGAAGCCGGACCGTTTACGTTGCCGCTACCGGTGGTAAAGCCCTGGAGATTGACCCACGCGGTGGTAGCTAGCCGCGTACTGCTGTCCGCTGTAGGCGGCGTAGGCGCGGTAGGCGCTCCGCTAAAAGCCGGATTGATCAGCGGCGCCAGCGCGGATAAGGTTGTACCCAGCCCAGTAACTTGCGACTGGGCAATGGCGTTTACGCTTAGCACTCCCGCCAGAAGGCGAAGCGTGGTACCGTCGGCAGCAGCGGTGACCAGGTTCCCGAACAGCACTCCCAAGGTTTTTGTACAGCTAATGGTATTAGAACCCGAAGTGGTACAGTCCCCGCTCAGCTCGCTGGCCGAAGGAGTTGCGCCATCGCGTAGAAGCCCCGTGCCGGGCGTAACTGTGTTAAGCCCCCCAGCGTTGCGCGGAACTGGAATAGACATAGTAGCGAACGGGCCGAAAGATAAGCCACTGGTTTTGGTTACAGTTATTACTCCGCTGGGATTAATAACCGCGTCTCCGTTCATAGTCTGACCGCTAAGCTGGGTAGTGTTAGCCCACAAGGCCAGCTGACCCGGCGAAGGAACGCCAGAGTTCGAAACGTTACCGCCTCCTGGCGGGGTTGAGCAGATGGCGTTACCACTGGCTTGTATACCGGTGGCAAATTGGTTAGGTCCACAAGGCGTAGGCAAGGAAGCCAAAGCGGCAGCCGTGCCGGCGTTGCCGCTGATTGAGCCCACGGCGAGCCCACTAAACGTAGGCGTGACGAGTACAGGACTGATATTAAGTACCGCGCTGCCGCTACCCGTTACTGCTAGACTTTGAATATGCCCGGCGTCTACCCACTGGGCTATAGTCGTAGGTGTAATCGTACCAGCGGGGTTGATAGACCCAGAGCCGCTCCCGAAAGCACAGTTGGGCCGTCCGGTAGCTAGAATACCGATCTGTACCTGGTTAGCTGGACAGTTGTCTACAAACACCCCGCCCAGCGAGTTATTGGCGGGCAGCGGTAACTTGGCGATAGGAACGCCGCTCACGTTGGGAACGAACTGGTCGAAGTTGCAACTTGTGGTACACCAGTAAGCAGTAGGAGCGGGTTGTATACATCCATATCCGCTGGCTACGCTACCGCCCAGCATTACACGGTTGTTACCGTCACGCACTGTAACCATAAAGCAGACGTTGAGCGGGTTGGTAGCGGCTGTATTCGCTACCATACAGTTAGGCGCTACCGCGCCGTTCTTAACCGAGCACACCGTAGGGTAAAGAATCTGCTGGCCCCCGCCTCCGGCTTGGTAACTGATCGGCGCTCCATTGGCGTTCACAGCTTGGAGCGAAAGCGTTCCCGTGCTCAGCAGTCCGTTAGAACCGTTGTAGATGCTGGTCGAAGTTATGGGAAGGAAACTTTGCGCCTGACTGTGCGGGGGACACGCCCAGCCACACATAAGAAAGGTCAGGACAGGTATCAATTTTTTCATTGGGATTCCTTTAATTGGTGTTCAAGTACTCAAGAATGGAGTAGAACTCCATAGCTAATGACGGACTGACGCCGGACCAGTGATACCCAAAACCTACGCTGATATTGGTTCCGGGCTTAGCAAGAATTGTTATAGGCATTCCTGAAAGTACCGACGTTATAGCGTTTCCACCATGGGTAGTGGCTATACCCCCTGCTTCTGTAAAAGCTGCCCCAGTTATGGTTATAGTAGCAGAGGAGCCATCCGGTCTTACATAAGTAAGCGTCAAAGGGCCAATGATGTTCCCGGAACCTCCCGCCGCTTGAACGACTCTAGCATGCCAATTAAAGCGATAGCCACGAGCGTAAAGTGCTGTGGGAAACACGGCGAAAGTAGGGACGGTGTATATCGATTGAAGCGGGATCGCCCCAAAGTTATTAAATGCTGCAAAAAATACCGCAATCTGTGGAATGGGGTCAGCCTTGGTGAGAATGTTAGCTAACACTGCTTTTAAGCTGGTTAGCGCTGTGCCGGGAGAGCTGCTGCCATCGTTGGGTACAAAACCCTTGTCGGTAAGCATAGCCGCCATGGCGGCGATCCAAATTCCAATTTGATAGAAGAACTTATTAGCCAACAAGCTGGTAAAGATCGAGCCCGAAGCTGCGCCCCCGGTACGCTGCGAGTCTGCGGCATAAGCCGCATCTGATTCTTGGTTAGCCGCGTTAGGATTCCACGGTAGAAAGTTGTTAGCCATAAGCTCCTTTTATACCCAATGACCGGAGTCGAATCCGGCGACGAAAGAATTGTTCTGGTCGAACCCGAAGACGGGCAGGACCGGGAAGGCAATGGTGTATTGCACCGCTTGCGGGCGGGGGATGATGTAGCCGTGGTTAATGAGGTCTATAATAATGGCGTTGAAGGTTCCCGCCAGAATGATCGTAGCCGTCATGTTTTGGTTGTCTATAACATCAATCAATCCGCCCGGAAACAGCTCTTGCCAGATAGCATAGAGCGTATCAATTTGTCCGTTCCATTGGTTGAACGCTACCTTGGCTTTCAGCAGTATGCGGTAAACATCGTCAGTGAGCACAGGGTCAAAAGTCTGAACAACGATGTCTACCTTGGCCCCCGTACCCGTACCCCCCGTAGTAGTTAAGCCCGTTGCTGTGGCGTAACCCGTTCCCTGAGCTACAATCTGGTAGTTCGTAGGTCTGCCGCTGGTAACGGAAAGCACTTTAATCTGCCCGCCACTACCGCCGCCCTGTACCACAGCAAGCGTATCCCCAACCACGTAGCCCGCGCCCGTGGCGCTTTCTGCTGTAACCAGGAAAATCTGGCCAGCAGTAGGCGTGAACGGCAGCGTCCGGGAAATCCCGAGTACTTGCCCTAAGATATCGAGCTGGGACCCTACGGCGAATTCAATATCAAAAGCCTGGTACATGCTTCCGGCGCAAATACCCGCGTCTACAAAAGGCGTTAGTAGGGCCTGGGCAAAGGAAAGAAACTTGGGGGAACCTTGATACTGGCTGGAGAACAGGCTAATGTAATACGCGGAAGCTTGACAAGAGGCCAGCGTCACCGCATCAAACTCTGCTTGGCCTCCGAGCGACACATCGTCCAACCCCAGGAAAATTTGCACGCTGGCGGAGTACGGCGGCGCGTAGCCTTTTACCGTAAGTATGTCAAAAGCCAGAGACGCTTCCGTGGTAGCAAGCGATCCTAGAAAGTTTCCTAGGTAATCGTAGAAGTACAGCCCGACGCGCACCGCGTCTCCGGAGATTGTAGCTGCCGCTACGCTCATGGTAAGGTACTGGTTGGGCTTTACACGAAACGCTGAGGACAAAACGCCTTGGCCCGCTGCCGTCGCTTCAACTATTAAGGACTGTAACCCCTGGTAGGGGATTACCTTATCATAGGCCAGCGTTACGACCGGGTCGTTAACCGTCCAACCCGACGGCGGAAGCGTTACGTCAGCTTCAAAGTCGGGGTTGACTACTGCCAGCGGAGTAGGAAGAAATAGAGGTAGGCTAGACACTGTTCACCGTCACATTGGCTGTAAGCCCTACAGCGACACTACCGAAAGCCAGAACCACATCAGCGCTGCTGCCCGGTCCCGGCGCAGTCCCGAATAAGAACGGGCTACGTATCGATACCGTCGGATTGTTCTGGTTAGCATTAACAGCCAGCGCCGCCGCTTGCACCAGTTCTCCGAAGCTGATAGTCTGGCCCATCTGGAGGCTGTTCAAGTAGGCTACTATGCCGTTTTGAATAGCGGCAATCTGAGCGGAGGTGAGCGAACCGCCCGCTTGGTTATGGGCATTCACGATCACATAGATGTTTACGTTGGTTGGACGGTTGAAGTTAATGTTCATCGTCAAACCAGTATTGGGGTCTGTTACGGCTATGGTAACCGTGCCGGACGTCCCACACCCCAGCCCGCGATTGTTAAAGATAGCTTCGGCGATATCCGCGTTGGCCCCGTTCTCGACTACCGCTTGGATGCTGTGACCGGGCGTGCCGTTGCCGTTAGTAACCGAGCCAGTGTTCTCGTCAATCTGATAGCGCGTAACGTTTGGTACAGCTGCAATCGCCGCTAGGGTGCCAGAAAGGATGGTCTGACTGGGCAGCGCTACGCTGATAGCCTGACGGGTGCGCAGCTGACTATCGCTTTCAACCGGCTGGCCAGGTACGCTGGCCGTCGGGTTAGTCACAGAAAGCCAGCCGGCAGTAGGCGTGACCTTTATAGTAACAGTTCCTACACCGATGTTCACCGCGCCCAGCGTAGCGCAAACGGCGGTAACGGTAACCGTTCCCCCGCCGCCGATAGTCACAGTAGCGGGCAAGAGCCATTGCAGCCCCTGTACGGTATCAGCAACAATGCCGTTGTTAATCACCGCGCCAACATCGCCGGTTAAAGTTACGGATACGGTAGACGCTGTGGCCACTTTGCGAGCCAACCCGTTCAATGTCACCAAACTGTCCAGCGCCGCGCCGATAGAAAAGTTGGGGGCGCGGTTGCTGTACTCTAAAACTAGAGCTGCCATTACGTCAGAAGCGGCCAACGCTAGGATCGAAAGCAGCTGAATATCCGCAGAACTGTTATCGGTAACTACGCCAGCTCCATAGATGGACTGAAGCTGGCCGATATAGAAATTGACTATGTCGTTATAGCTGGGAACCGTTAGCCCAGTCTCGCTAATGGTAGGCGCTACGTAGCTCACAAGGGCACCTCTTGAGAAGGAACGGTGGGTATGTTCGTTACAGTGACTACTCCGAATTGAGTAGTAACCGCAGCGGTGTAGGAGAAAGCACGGTTAGCGCTATCGTAGCCAACTGTCAGACTTTCTATCCCGTTCACAAAAGGGGTAGAAAGAATGCGCTGGTTAATGAGCAAGGTTATGGCGTTTACGTTCGCGGTCTGCCCCAAGATAGACTGCCACAACGGCAGCCCATCAGAAAGGTTAGCCCACCACTCGTTCTCGAAGAGCAGTAAACGGGTCTGAATAAGCTGGGCTACGGCGTCGGTATTGCTGATCAAGTTGTCTTGTCCCTGACCCCAAGCTGGTTCTCCGCTGACCAGCTGGCGATAGACTATGACAGGAGTACTCATACAACTCCTCCTGAGACGCCGCCGCCTGTGGTAACGCCCGTATGCTCATGTGCCAGGAATGCTCGGCCCGCGATGGTAGCGCCGGTAGTGGTAAATTGGTTGCTACTTAAAGTTCCGTTGATTGTTACCGGCCCGTTAATAGTGATGCCAGAGCTATCAATCACAATGCTGTGGGGGCTGACAATTAAACTAACTTGTGTTCCGTCAATTTTTACTACTCGGGTCCCGTCATCAGAACGCAACTGCACCGAATCCGTGGCGTAGTTGCCTATCTTACGGGGCTGAGACCAGACGCCCAGAACAGCGATGGCGTCCGACAAGCTGTGGCGGCGGCGCTCTTCTTGCCCTTGTACGCCGCCGCTGGCCCACCAGGAGTTGTAGCAATTGTCCCCGAATACTACCAGGCACTCGTCGCCAGCATGAACAGGAAAGGTCAGCTCATAGCCCCCGGCGCGTGGCAGTACGATAGGTACGTTCTCTAAGTCAGGAATTTGCGTATCCTGAGCTATGGGGGCAACGCCGCCTTGACCGTCCGGAGTGTTGACCTTCATTTTCTCCAAGATCGCGAGGCGTACTGTTACCGTCTGCTTCACCGAATCGAAGCTCTGTATGATCCCGGGAGCAGCTACGCGGAGGCGGCACATCAGCTGCCACAGAGCCTCTTTAAAGGGGGTCTCGGGTAGTCCCAAACGTTGCGGTACACTAAGCCAGCTGGAAGCATTACTCATTGGGCGTTTAATAATCCTTTGGAAGCCAAGTACTGCGCCGCCGCCATCTTGCCATTAACACTGGTCAAGCCGTCGATTTCTGTGTACCAAGATCGCCCCCGGCTGTCGCCGATGTAGCGAGCGCCGAAGACAATATAGTTACCGCTCTGGTCTAAGACGCTAGGTACGTCACCTTGATACTTCTTCAGCTGCACAATTTGGCTGTTATCTATGTTTACCACTTGCGCGGGATACTGCACCTTCACCGTGGGGTCGAGTAGAACACGGAAAGCCACGCCGTATTGAGTCTGTACTGGAACTCCTACCAGTCCAGTTGACGAAGTAAACACCTTAGCTTGAGCGGAAGAAGTCACGCCTAGGTTGTCATCAACGCGGGCGAAGTTTAAGCCGTGACTATCAAGAAAGTACTGCATATTGTTGTCATTCGCCAGTTCATCCAGAAACTCCGAGGCGCTGCCGAAGATGACTTTCTGACGGGAAAGCTGGGTAGAGTTGATGTTAGGGGAGATGTTAACCTGTGCGCCCGCTCCGAAAGCTTTTATGGCAATCTGTTCTATGATCGTGGCTTGGTTGGTAAACGCCGCTACGGTAGAAGAGATCGAAGTTCGGGTCATCGGGTCCAGCCACAACATACAATGGAGGGTCAGCTTGTAATCCGTAACATTCTCACGGGTAAAGAGCGCCTGGAAGACCGGCCCGTTGAATATCTCTCCGTAGTTGCCGTTCTGATAACCTGCGCTAAGCGACACGGTCATGCCTTGCTTAATGGTTGTGTTGCTGGAGGAGGTCTGCCCTGCCGCATTGATAAGCTGAGTGGTAGTGCCCCGATCTAGATTATAGATGTCTATTGTGGCATACCAAGCAGTCTGGAAAAAGACCGTCTGTACATCAAAGGTAATGCGCAGCGCTTCGGGCTCAAAGCCATTATTCGCCAAAGTAATAACTGTTTGTTGATCCCTAGCCGTAGGCAAGTACACCTTGAGGCTGTAGCGCCGCCCAAACAGCTTAAGGTTGCTTAGCTGCTCGGTACTTGAAGCCTGTAACGGTGTAGAGGGGGTACTCATGCTGCTGGGGTATCATCCCACAGTAGAACGAAATCCGTTCCGAGATTCTTGTTGTTAGGGAAGTCCGGGGTTGCCACTTCGCTGGCGTTCAACACGTAAGCCGAGCCTATACCCAAATAAGCGAACTGCCGCAGGATATTGCCACTGGGAACGTTTCCTGTGACTAACGGTATGGAATCTAAGATGATGACGCCTTGGGAGTTCTTTACCGTCATAAACCAGTACTGCGCCAGTTCGTTGTAGCGCAGAGTAAGGTAAAGGCTCTTGACCGTATTGTTAATGTTCAACGGCACTTCGAACACTTGGTTCGGGTCCGGAGTAAGCGGTATGATCTGGGCGCTCATATTTTTTAGTTGCTCGGCACCGCGCCGCTGCTCTTGTTATTACTGTTCCACTGACCAGGGTTAGCCACGTCCTGAAGGTATTGAAGATTCTGAGCGGGAGCGTTGGGAGCCTTGGTCCCTTGATTCGTAGTGCTGGTCTGATCAGGACGGGCGCTCACCGTGTTCACCGACACGGTACCAACGATGATCTGCTGAAGCCGAATGGACAAGTGCAATGAGTATATGGTATCTCTGGTCTCGTGGGCCGCCATGCTTTCAATAATCATGTTGTTATAGGTGTTCAACTTGGTCGACAATTTGCAAGGTAGTCGCTGGTCTTTAATACTTTTAAAAGCCTGATACGCGGCTATGGACTTAGTGGTCCCTCCGCGATACTGGTTGACGTTGTAGCTCTGTTGAGCGTCAGAGAACTTGACTTCCAGTAGGACGCGAGCGGGCACAGCGAAGGCATGATCACTGATGGCCGCGCCATCTTGAACCGGGTGGGAAGTGATAACCACTTCTTCTACGTGATCCAACCGCAACACAGCATCGAAGAAATAGATAGTAGACTGCGCTGGAGTGGCTTCCTGTGTGCCACCGCTACTAGTTCCGGGAACAATTTCATTTCCGAATAGAATTTTTGAAGTAACTGTGGCCTTAGGTAACCCCGGAAGCGTAGTGGTCAAGCTCACCAGCTGAGGCTGATTACCCCACAAGGGAGGTCGCCACTGACCCAGTGTAATAAGATTGAACAGCGCAACTCCCGCAGGGGAAATACGAGTGGCGTATACCTGCCACGGCCTAAACCCCGAATGAAGATGGGAGGCGTCTAGCTCGGCTCTTTCAAGCGCAGAGATGATCCCCATTATGCGTAAGCTCCGCTCAGCTGTACCGCTAGCCGCTGGTTAACCCGCTTGTCCCGCGCATCTAGAGTACGTTCGACGGTGGAAGCGATCTCCTGCGCACTAGCGTTGGAGTTGGCCACGTTTACATTCACCGTAGTCCCGCCGCCCCCGCCTGTAGAGAAGGAGGAGGGATGAAGCTTGGCTCCGCCCATGATCGAGTTAATGTAGCCGCTAGGGTCTTTGGTAGAAAAACCGCCGTACTCTTTCAGCACCTGGTTCCAATCGCCATGATACTTCTTCAGCAAGTCGCCCAGGTAGTGAGCGGACATCTCCAAGTTCTGCTCAGGTATGCCAGCGTTCATTCCGTACATATGCATGTTACCGGGCATAAACTGACCCAAGCCAAACGCTCCAGTATCTTTATTAGTAGCGTTGGGGTTCCAGCCTGACTCCTGCTGAATAAGCGAAGCGAATACCGAGGGGTCAACTCCGTACTTTCTCGCCAGCACTTTCGCCAAAAGCTTGTACTGTGTTACCTGGCCAGCCGCTACCATGGGATTGGGGGCTCGCTTAGTCCAGTCATCCGTAGCCGTAGCGACCGCGCCCATGAATCCCCCGGCTACTGCCCCCATTGGCCCACCTAGATAACCGCCTACTACAGCGCCCCCTAGCGTTTTGGCTCCGAAGGTTTCGTACATCCACTTAAAAGCGCCGTATATCTTCTGCACAACGTCCCACACGTCTTTCAATATTTCCCAGCCTTGCTTCAACGCGGGCACCAGTTTGGACGTGATCTTGTCGGCAATCTCCGGCATGTGCTGTTGGAAGTAGTCATTGAATTCCCGCAGCTTAGGTAACAAGGCGTTCTCATCGCCGAACAGCGCCTTGCTCATAGACTTAGCGAAATTCATAGCGAAGTACTGGAGCTCTACTTCGAACCGGGTAAATTCAAAGCCGATGTCTCTGATCATCAACATCTGCTTTTCGAAGTCCGGGCCCAAGCCAGACTGCATCTTGCGCTGGTCTTCGATCAGGGTAGCATAACGTCGCCGCAGTTCGGGAGGACCCCAGATGATGTCTTCCAGAGAGTAGCCCAGCGCATCCGTAGCTATCTTCATCTGCTTGGCAGCATCGCCGGTCATAAACATGCGCCGCGCCAACACTTGAAAATCCAAGTCTGCCTTAGCCGTATGAGCTAGAAGCCCTACCGTGCCGGCTGCAATACTGGCTAACACGCCAGTTATCATGGCCCCAGCTTTGGCAAACTTGGGGACGATGCCATAGAACTCGTTATTGGTATAGCGCTCAACCTGCTCCGACATGTGGCGCAGAGCCTCGGTAAACTTCCGAAGCTCGCCCTGGTTGACTTGCCAACCCAGAGCTACCAAATACTCGTTCATTACATTAGCCATTAAGGTTTTCCCTTATGATCGCTTCGTTAGCTTCCTGCCAGTCTAAAGCCTCGTGAGCATCCAGCAGGTCATCAACGTCATATACTCCGTTTCTCAAGTCTCTATGCGACCAGAGGCCACGGAGCACTAGCCGCCATACAAAAGGATCTATTTCGACGCATTCAGCGGCTGCGAAGCCGTGTCCTTTGAGTCGGCTTTCAATGCGTCGCCTTGAAAAAACACGGACAGGTTAAATTCCAGGCTCTCCCCGATCAGCTGTGTAAGACTCATCGGGTTATCATCAAGAGCCGGAACTGTGATTCTTCCGTCGGCCATAATGACCGGCGAGTTGCCAGCGGGACTTACCCAGGAACAGACGCGCAAAGCGTGAAGCTGAATCTTGCGGTAGCGCTCCTCGTCTAACTCTGCCCCGGCAATAGCCCACAGGAACTTGATCATTTGCCGCCCGCGATCTTCCGCTTTCATGCTGTCCATGGCGGCTTCCATTTCCTCGCGCTGTTCCACCGTAACGTCAGAGTCAGGCTTAGGAAGCTTTGAGCTGGTTACAACCAGCAGATTGAGAATCCAAGATGCAACCAAAGCATCCAGTTTCCGTAACTGGTACCGGTTATTGTTAATTTCGACATCCTTCGTCTTCAACTTACACCCCCAGTACTACGCTCTGTACATCAGCAGCCATAAGGCGCCAGGTTACTTTGCCGCCCTGAGCTGCATAGGTTTTGTCGGGAATCTTGCTGGGGCTCACGCCGGTAAGAACGTGGGTAGAGCCGTCCACAAGACTTCGTAAGGTAACGGTAGCCGCTGCCCAGTTTGCTACATCCTGATTGTCGGCAGCGGTTTTAACCGTGTTAAACCAGGCCAACAGGAAAGCGTGTAAGGCGCTGGTCTGTTGAACCTGAATATCCAAGCTACCGTTGTCTCCGGCCAAGTAGCTGACCATAACGTTTCCGTCAGCGGCGATGTCATGGGAGGTGCGTTCTTGGGCCATAACGACAACAAACTCTCCCATGCCAATTTGACCAGCGAATTGAAACTCCCCCACATTGGGATGTTCGAATGCGCCAGTGGTGTCTTTAAAGCTGTAGGTCGTCATCTAGTTCATCTCCTGAGGGTGTTTCTAGCTCGCTACGGCGTCCAGAACGTTAGCGCTGGACGTATACGCCGATCAGTACAAAATGGACCGCTCCGGCTTCGATAATTGCCAAATAGATTGGCATGGCTTTGCGGGAGGCACGATCCGAAGCCGCTTGTGTGCTGTAGGCGGGGGACTGAGCCAGATAACCGCTAGGTAAGACATCGCCGGCAATCAAGTTAAGAATGCCGACACCGTTCCAAGTTCCCTTGGCAATGAACCCTCTGACACGGGCACGTTCAGCAGCTCCGTTAACGGCGTGGAGCAACTGAGTCTGACCCGCATCAGTCTGCGGAATACTGGGATTACCTGTAAGCAGATTGATGATGGAGAACTGAATGTCAGAAGTCAACATATCCAGATTCAGAATCTCATCAAAGAACTGCCCGCTGGGGACGGTTCCGGACATGGTGATGCTGTAAGCGCTGGCGTAATTCACATATACATTGCCGTTGTTACCCGTGCCCGACCCCGGCGTGCCGGCAATGCCGTTGACCTGAGTCTGCGTAAGCGGCTCCACGGCAATACCCGTCAGCGTCTTGAACATCATGTCAAAGAAGCTGTTCGCCAGCCCTGTATTTAAGCCCATAGCCGTACCCATGAGCGCCGCCCCCGCGTAGATGTTATTCGGGAATACGCCGCTTTGGGTTGTGCTATAGATACCCATAACCCTGGTATACAACAGGGCCTTCATCTGGGCGAAGATGTTGTTAGGTACGTTATTCAGAACTTCGGTATCCCCCGTGGTGAAGAAATAGAAGCTGGCGGGGGTGGTTCCCTGAATCCAAGCAGCGATAGCTAGGTGATCCGCCGTCGCGGCGCTGGTTACAAAGCAGCTGTACCAGGTATTATTAACCGAGCGGCAAATCTGTAGAGCAACCAGCGGGGACTCCCCGACGGCGTTGATGTCCACCTGCAAACCACTACCGATGCCCGTTAGGGTGGTGGTGGCGTTGGCAGTGCTAACGGCATAACCCGTACCGTCGGCAAGCACGCCGTTAATAGTGGCGATAGCAATAGAGGTAACTACGCCGCCGCCACCTACCGCCGTCACTACTCCAAAGCCCAGGCTGGCTCCGGCATGAGTAATGAGGAAGGTGTCTCCTACTACATAGTTAACCCCTAGGGCACCGCCGTTCGGAGCAATGGTGGCTAAGCTGGTGAGGTCCTGCCGTCCAACCCAAAGAAACTGAGGGGGCGGAGTTTGCCCAAAATAGATTGAAGCGGCAATATACTCTGGACTGGTGAGCGTAAAGCCGTCTTGAAGCATCTGAGACAGTGAGGTGTACTGTCTCAAGCGTGGGCTGGTTTGGCCTTGCTGAGAAGGGATGACCGTGCTCGGGCCTACGATCAGCCCCTGATTAAAGGTAGGCGTAGCCGGAGAGATGGGCGCTACGCTGACTATTACGTCAACAATGTTGCTTAGGGGCAGTGTGGAGCTGGCCATGAATTCTCCTTAGTTATTCGTAACTTCGATGCGGCAAGAGCTATCCGCATTAATCGTGAGAAGATCGGCGATGCTTCCCGTAGCCGCCAATATGTTCACAGTGGCCGTGCCTGAACCAGAGGCTAAGAACGTAACATGTAATTCCGACTGGTACACGGTAGCCGTAGCGCCGGGGGTGAACGTTACCAGCGATACTGGAGTGGTAACGGCAAGCGAAGAACTGGTGCCGTCGGTGTAAGTCGAGGGAGGACCTACCGTAATCTGCGTGTGACCGAAGCCCAACCCATGTTGGGGTGCGGTGGTATTGAACTGCACGCCGAATTGGTTGGCAGCTGCGGCGGTAGCCTGAGTATAGGCCAGTTTACAATTCAGGTCATAAGCCTGAGCGGCAGCGGGAATCGTCCAGCTAAGGCCCGGAATGGCTGTCAGCGCCGTAGTAGTAATGACGTTGCCGCCCGTACCGAACGTAGCGTTGCTGAGCACGCGAACCGCTGAAGCTTCAATATAGCCTTTACCATCAGCGCTGGTAGTCCCAATATTTAAAGTCTGCGGATTGCTGCGCTGTACCGTTAGATCAACAGTACCGCCACCTGCTGTACCATTAGTCCACTGTAGCGCGTAGGTAGAAAAGAGCCTGGAGCCCGCGCTACCCCAACGGATTGTTTCTACTCCGTTGATACAAGTACTTAATGTATTTGCTACAGCCTGGAAGATGTTCGTTCCCGAGGAGCAAGTGGTTGTGGAACTGAAGCCGTAGTTACTTAAAACCTGCATACCGTAAAGCTTGCTCGTCACAGTGCCAGAGGTAGTTTGGACAATGTTGCTTGACAGCCCAATGGTATACTCCGCCATCGAGGCTTCGCTGCTCCACGGTACGGTATTGCTATTGATCTGGTCCTGTATCAGGTTCACTGGGTTAGGCGCAACGCACTTCAGATTGGTAGTCTTTATATCGCGGGCGGTGAAGGCGTTGGAGATCAGCAGAAGATTGGTCGTTGACCCGGTAGTAGTGTTGACCGCGCCGCAGTCTACGTTTACAAGCGAGACTTCGGCCGTCGGCGCGTCTAACCCGAAGACTGTACCGGCTATGTTGAAACCCTCTACGTGAATATCGGTGAAGCGGGTCTTAGTGCCGCTGAAGCGTATGGTGTAGTCGGGCTCAGTGGTGGTAGTACAGCTGTTTGTTACCATAACCCGCTGTATAGCAAGTGGCCCAAAATTCGTATCGCTGCCGGTATTGACCAGAAGCGGAACGCCCGTATGATCACAAACAGAGCCACTACTAAAGAATAGGTCACTAAAGTCGGAGCTCTGGGTTGAACTATTTGAGACAGTTATCGTAGCTGCCGCGCTCGTAGTCCCGGTGTAGTTGACGTCCAGCGTTAACTGCGTAGGCGTCCGGGCGGTAACGTGATAGTTTGTTCCTGCTTGGCTGGAGAACTGAATCTGGTTATTCAGCATATCCGGCGTAAAGCCCGTACCGGCTACTAGATTAGAACCCAGCGTTACGGTTACTGTAGTGGTAGAGGGATAGTTGGTGCCGGCGAGCTGAAGCCCGCGAGAATTTTGGTTAACACAGTTTTCGAGCTTAACATTGTGGGCCCCCGAGCGCCCCCCAGAGACCATATCTTGTAAACCGATAATGTTAGTTGCTGAGGCGCAATCCAGAGTAATATTGGTAATAGGCGCGTCTACAATCGAGGTCCCGCCGCCCACACCGCAGACGCCACCCGCCCCCCAGCACCACATAATATTACTGGTGAAAGTAGACAGGCAGTTAGAGGTAATACTAGTGCACGCGGTGAAGGTAGTTGCGCCCAAGCCTGTTGGGGGGTTGGCGTCTCGTCCTCGGCCTATTGTGTACAGACGGGAAGGAACTACTACGGAGAAGTTACCTTGCATCCACCAGTGCGATGGGCCCCATTCAACGATATCTTGCCCCGTAGAAGGGTAAGGGTTACTTTTACACTTACGGTCTCCGGTTAAAGCGCTGGCCGTAACGCGCTGACCCAGAGTAGCCGCTAGCAAGGCTTGTTTCACAGTGGCGCAGTCGTCCGTAGGATCAGCGCCGTTCGCGCCTACGAACTGAGAAGCGTCCACATATATCTGAGAGTTCTTAATGCTAGTCCCGTCAGTGGTGAGAGGGTTACCTTTCCCTAGGTTGGCCAAGTTAAGCTGACCTGTGGTGTTACCTACTTGGGGAGTGGTACCGTCTCCGGCTAGGCCCTTGTCATCAACAAAGTACCCGGCGCTGGTGCCGAAGGTGTTGGCGGTGTATCCCAACTTAGCCAAGGGGAAAGAAGCCGCTGGAATGCACTTAATTAAGCCCGTAGTGTTCGGAGTTCCGGCTGAGGCTGTGCGGTAGAAGCAATACTTCAGCGCTCCGGCCGTTCCGTTGGATTGTATCTCGTTATAGTTGGTAGTGTTGAGTGTTGCCGCGCCAAGAGCGGTTGTAGCCACTGCGCTACAGACTTGGCCCCCCGACGTAACCGCACAGACCACGTAGCTGTAAGAAGTAGTACCCGCTGAGCCGAATTGCTGTAGCGTGGGCGTGCCCGGTGCAGTGATGGGGGCTAGAGTTAGCCCTGATAGAGCGCCATCGATTGCGGCGTAGGCTGTTCCAGTCTGACCGGCAGTATGGGCGATAATAAAGCTGGTGGAATTCGACGGGACGTTGGTGGTAACGTTCTCCAGTGTCCAATCGTCATTGATCCCGCCCGCTGTTGATGTAGCGCGGAACATCTTAAAAGGCGAGGGAAAACCGAACTTAGCGGTTCCGTAATCAACTTCATCATAAGTAGTGCTAACCGTTGGAACAATAAAGTGAAAACCCGCGCCGCCTAATTCAAACTGACCTTGTTGCCAACCGGGACTTTGACAACAGAATCCCAAGGCAACTCCGTTATTATTCTGGAACGTATTGCCTTTTAGGATGATAGTTCCTTGCGGGCCGAACGTGCCTTGGGACTTAGACCCGACAACAGTGGTGGTCGGCGTCTGTGTAAGGTTGATCTGGTTACCTTCTACGATGTAAGAACCTGTGGTGGTACCAAGATTGATCGGGTAGGTGTTGGCTGTATCATAGTCGGACACACCCATGTCGTTACCAATGACGTTCACTCCGCCCGTACACCCGACGCCGCCGCCAGCATCGTTATCGGTGTTGATGAACTGCGCGCCGTCGGTCTCTTCGTTGTATACGATGTTCAGCGGGCCTGAAGAACATGACCCAATCCAGATTGACCCACCGCCTGAACCGAACACGCTGAAGTTTCCGTTAGCAGAAAACAGGTTGCCTTTCAGCGTGGTATTGCCACCAAAGAGTCGCGCTCCCTGAAAACATCCGTGAATGTCACTGTCTTCAACGGCATCCTTGTCGCTTGTCCCGTTCTCATTATCCCAGCCGAAACTACCCACTGAGTTCTGGCAGTGAATCCAAGAATTCCTCAGGACAATGTTCTCGCCGTTCTGCTTGCCCCCGTCCGTAATCTTTATCCCGAAGTAACCAGTAATCGCGCCCCCCTGCGGGCTGGTAGTCAGGGCCACATGGTCAAAAATGATCTTATGTGTGGTGACGCCGGGGTTGCCCGTTGAGTCAACTTGTACGGAGCCAGTGAAACTGGACGCGGCGCAACCAGAGACGCCGGGGTTACCTTTGGGATAAATGCCCAGTCCTTCAATGCGCCCGAAGCCCGAACGGTTGATGTAGAGTACCGCGCCAGCTGAGCCGTTACAGCCGTAGATCGAAGGCCCGCCGTAACCGCCAACGCCGGGACGATCGCCCAATCCCTTCAACACAAAAGCTGCTTGGCTCTGAATTACCACCTGATGGTCAACCCGCATCTGACAAGTCTGAGGGAAGTCTACTTCCCTTTGGTTAATCGCCGTGAACAGCGTATTTAACGCCGCAGACGTGTCGGTCAAGCCGGTGCAGTCTACGCCGAAGTCCAAGGGGTTAATAGCTGGCTTAGTCTGGGCTACATAGGTGGTGCCCGCCCCAGCGGAAACTAACACTTGCCCTTGCGCGGAAGCGCTCGGCAAAACTCCTACAGCTTGGCAGGTGAAGCCTGTACCAGCGACCCAGCCCAGCGCATGAGTGCCGTCTCCGCAAGGCGATATAGAGTTGTAGATTGGTCCGGCGCTTGAACCTGTGAAGTTGCCGAAGAGCGTGTTAGCCGCCGCGTTGCTTAAAGTGTAAGTAACACTGGGCGTAGTATTTGGGTTGGTTATGTTGGTGTTGAAGAGCGGAGACAAATTGCTTACATTGAGAGAAGTTATGGTCCCGCCGCTTACAGTGACACAATTGAAGCCTGCACCGGCCACCCAGCCCAAGGCATGGGCAGAATCGCCACAAGGTGACATCAAGTTATTGGTCGGAGGAAGGCTGCTACCTGTGAAGTTACCGAAAATACTGTTAGCTGGAGAGTTCTGGGCAGTGAACGTTATTGACGGCGCGGTGTTGGGATTCGCTATGCTGACATTAAACAAGCCACCAACATTACCAGAAGAAAGACCAGTTACCGTTCCTGCATTAAGAGCTTGACACCCAAAACCCGTACCGCCAACAAAGCTTAGAGCGTGAGAACTGTCTCCGCAAGGGGAGATCGAATTGTAGCTAGGCGTATTCGGAAAGCTGTTGAAATTACCAAACACAGTATTAGCTTGGGCGGCTAGTAGTGTAAAAGTTATGGCTGAAGAACCGGTAGAAGTGCTGAAGAGCGGTAAAAGTCCCGACACCGAGAAACTAATACCCGATGTGCTGATGACACTGGGAAAGCCATTGGAACAAAGCTTATAGAGCCCGCTGGTAGAGTTATACCAGACTAGCCCAGTACACGGGTTAGGGTCAGCCGTGTAAGAGTTGACCATTCCCTGTTTAAGCAGGTTATCCAGAGTAGAGAAATTGGAGTTGATAGGAATGTCATAGTTCAAAGAACCATGAGGCGGCAAGTTGAAGTGGTAGTTGGGCGTCTGATTCTGCGCCAGCGCCACCCCCGTCATCAGCAGGATCAACAATAGAATCTTACGCACCATAACCCCCCGCTCCGTACGGCCCTGAGCCATACCCGCTGTCAATAATAACGATGTCTTCCGCTGGATCAGACAGAGTAGAATCCTGATCTAGGACGATTACTTCCGCGCTCTTGACCGACTGGTAATAGGTAATTTCTGTAACCTGCTCGTTAAAGCGGGCCTCGAAGTCAACGCGCTCTCCCCACTGATTACCGGGAAATACTTCGGGAAGGCGTATAGCCGTTGGCATGTCGGTAATCAGAAACAACAAGGCCTGAGCTAGCGTATCGTGTGTCGCTTGGTCAGTAAGCAGCGCTGACTTAACCTGGCGCATGTTGTCGAAGCTATTGGGCCCTTCAGCGACCCAGAAGCACTTCCATACTCGCGTATATCTGACGATCTGCTGGTTAATCTCGGTGCCGTCTACGTCAAAAGTGGTGACATTTTTCAGGTCCCGTATACGGTTATAATCATCATCATCTTCCACGCAGCGGACGTAGACTACATCCACATCAACAGACGTAGCGGGCTGTCCCTGAGTTTGCCAACCGATGCGCACCGCGCTGGGGTCGTCTGTACCCAGAACAGTCATGGTGAGCGCCTGGAACAGCGGCTCAATTTGCTTCGGAACTAGAGGGGCGGCGGCCACTTAGCTCTCTTCTGTCTCCCAGTTATAGCGATCCATAGCACTGCGTCGCCGCTGAGTGGGCGGACCCATCTGAGCGTAAGCTGTGTCCAACGGCTTGTTAACAACCGGAGGATTCCAATTAACTGCCGCAGTATGACGACGCTCTACAGGCAACCCCGCTTTCTTCGCCGCGTACAATGCTACCCAACGCCAAAAACGTTTTCTCATTAGTTCCCTTCCATGCGGCTGGCTTCTGCGTAATAGTAGCCTTGCTCGCTGTAATCTCGGGTGCGTACCACTCGGTAACGTGACCCATTCCATATAATAATGTCGCTGGTCTGCGCGTTGCCGTCCGCGTTACCGGTCGTACTGCCATTCATGGGCGTAACCGAACGGACGGAAAGAACGTCTAACACACGATCCGCTTCCGGCAACTGTTGGATTTCATTGCCGCTCAAGTTACGTACCGCGCCATAAGCGGGAATGATCTCGGGGTCCCCGGCTTGCCAGCCGCCCATAGCGAACTTACCAGTAGGGCGCTCAATAGTAAATTCGCTACAGAGGTCCGGATCGTTCAAGAGTTCGGAAACGTCTATCATTTTGTGATGATCACGTAGTCAATGGCGTTGCGTAGCTGGCCCTTATCGATCAAGGGTTTGTCGCTGCCCTTACGCTTAATAGTGCTGGGCGCGTTCGGAGCCCAGCCGTTGCGTGGGTTAGTAAACCAGGCTTTTACTACGTTCTGCGCCGTCATGCCCGCCCGCTTAAAGAACTGCATCATCAGCTGCTTGTCCCCCGCCAGCGCCGCCTTGCCCGCTTCTACCAGCTCCGCTTCAATCAAGCGGCGGTTCTGCTTGTCCATAATTGCCGGCTCAATAATGGGACGCGGGGGTATGTTCCAGTTCGGGGAGCCCTTAGAGTGTATGTACATCTGAAGCGCAGCCGGGTAGGTAGTGCCCTTCTTCATACGCAAGTCCATCCAGGCGCGCATGATGAAGCTTCTAACTCCGTTGCTGTGGATGTAGGCCAACTCTGCATTCGTGATCTTCCCGCCATTGCGCTTGGTCGTCTTCTGGGGAACGCCCACAAGCACTTGAGTCTTTGTCAACTCCGTAAGCAGCGCTTTCACCTTAGCGCCGCCCGGTCCGCTGACTTTAACTGATACAGTAGGTTTCATTCTGAATGAAAACGTAGTAAAGCTTCAGATATTTTATTGCGATGGGCTCGGGTCTTAGGTATCCCGCATAGCTGCCAATGTTTGCCCTTATTGGCAAGGGATAATCTCTCTCTATGATTTTTTGATTTCTGAATCCCGATTCTGCTGGCACTCATTTTTAAACGGGTCTTTTTACTCACCTTAGTTCCTGATGACCCTTGACCGCCAGAACAGATGTTATATCCTCCCCGATGTACTCGGGAGTTATAGAATTCTATCCACAATTTTTCTTTCTTATCTAAGCTACTCCGAGTTATGGCAGTGTCAATTATGCTGACCTCGAAGTTAAACCGTACTTCCTTATAGATCGACCTAACGGCTGCGGACTACGTTGGTGACTAGCTACTCTGGCGGATAAAGGTTGGGTAGTTTGACCTATGTACCTTTTACCGTTAAGGGTATTTCTTAGCAGGTAAATAATGCCCCAAATAGGGCTAATAAACATATGAGGGCCCCATACCGATGACCTTGGCGAAGGTAGCCAACTGCTGACCGTATTCGGTTTTCAACCAAGCCCCCCAGCTTTCTAAGCCGGGAGTTACCTGGTAGCTGACGCTTACATCCCCAGCGCTCTTGCTGACTACCAGCCCCCGCGACAAAGCTTGGGCAGCGGCTTGACCCGGCGTAGTAGCGCCGTTGCCGTCGCTGAGCAGGAAGAGCGAGATGAAGTGAGCTACGAACAAGCCCATACCAACGTACCAATAATCTAGCCAGCGAGCTTGCTGAAGCGAAGCATTAGCCAGCGTGATATAGACCTGAAGCACAGGGAGCGAAAGGTTCTTCAACAGGTTAGGCGCAGCTAGCGCCGTAATGTTGATCGTAGCGCCCGTACCCGTTCCGCCGGTCACAGCTAGACCGTTCGCCACAGAGTAGCCTTGACCGCCCGCACTGATCTGTAACGCTGTGACTGCGCCCGCACCGTCTACAGCAGTAACTACCAGCGAAGCCCCACTACCTCCGCTCTGTGTTGGTACCAGAACGTCATTGACCGCGTAGCCAGTTCCCCCGTTCACTACCGCTCCAGAAGCGATGGCTTGCACGTAAGTGCCGAACTTGGGGAACGTGTTCAAGAAGTCAGAAACTTGGTACAACGGGTTGCCGCCGAAGGCCAGATTACTCGCTAGCCCTGGGTTGAAAGTAAAGAGCGGATCGGCTGGGGGTCCCCCCCACCACTCAGCCAGTAGCGCTTCTATTGAAGGGGGTGCGCCGAAATTTCCTCCGCCCATAAAGTTACTCCTTGGCTTTCTTCCTACCTGGCCCAGCAATACGGCGGCGCTGTACTGGTCCGCCCTCTGTACCGTCTTCGGTCAAGCTAGCCATGTTGCCATCTTCGGCTACGCCTTCCCCGCCTTCCCCGCCTTCGTCATCCTGCTTCGCTGTCTCACCAGCTTCAGCAGCAGCTACCTCAGAAGCAACCGATACTGTAGGCTTGTTCACCAGCTCCACAATATCGTCATCGGCTACCCCCCAATTGAAGAGCTCGTCACTCTTGATCCAGTCGGGACAAGTAGTTACCACCCCTGGCTGAACATCAAAGATATGGTCCTTGTGTTTCTCGATGTTGCTGGCGCGAGATAGTGCGAAAGCTGCATCACGGGCCGAACGCTGCGCCGCTTCTTCCGGCGTCTCGTTAGCTTTGGGGCGAGAAATCGAACCCTCGCCTTTGTGGTTGGTGAAGCGAAAAGCCTTCTTAGTGAGAATCCGTATCATTTTTCTTCCCCTGTGAGTTTGATTGATCCGAGGTTAAAGCCGCTCGCCGTCTCAGTAGCAGGTCCGCACCTTCTCGGATCAGAGCGAAAGCCCGCCGCCACTTTTGGTCATCGGTCTTGAATTTCTGCATGTTAGCCCAGTCGGCGAGTAAAGCCAGATCGTGATCCGAGATACACCGAGACTTATCGGCGTCTCGGATCACAATCTGTTTTTCTTCGTTTTGGTTCATGGCCTCAATCCGGCAGGACTTAGATACCGTCCTGATACAGCGCCGGGGTGTAGTACATGAATTTCACAACGCCCAACTGGCCTTGGTACAGGGTGAGATACGCACCCCCACCATCGCTGATGTTCGGCGTGGTCATAACGCGCTGAATGGGCACGGTAATGTCCAGATAGACGCGGTTGGGGTCGTTCACGTAGCAAACCATACGGTCAGTACCGGCTGAGCCCGCACCTGTGCACCAGCGCAACGGGAAAATCTTCAGATTGATACCCTGAGACTTTCCGATGTTGTTCTGGAGCAGGTAGGTCAGGATGCTGACCGAACCGGCCGTGCTAATCAGCTGGCTGCTGATGTACGCGAACTGAGACCACGGAATCAGAATCGTATCCGCCATGCCCGTGACATCATACTGGCTGGAGGCTACGGTGCTGACCATGGCCGTGTTCACGTCATACAGAATCTCCGCCGGGGTTTTGTTGATCCACAGCTTTGACCCGCCCGCGCCTGTTGCAACCGAAGAGGCGCTGACGTTGGGGTTGTTAATCAGCCCCGGTCGAGCTGTGGTTCCGAACGGCCCGGTGTAGGCCAGCTGGTCCAGCGTCTTGTTCCAGTTGAGCTTAATGCCCTTGTCGAGCATATCGTCCAACGAGCGTCCGACGCCTTGCAACTTCTGCATGTCGATGAAGTTGACCTTCAGAACGTTACCCCAGTTGAAAGTGGGATAGAGGTCTTTGGTCAAGTTCGCTTGGACAATGGGAATTGTGGTCGTCTGGGTACCCTGAATGCCGTACCCGTTAGGCCCGGAAATCCCGTAGTCTACGAACAGGTTGCTGGTGTAGTCAACCCAGCCGCCCCCAGTTTTCACCGGCATGTCGCGCATCCACGTCACCGAGGTCAGCGGCTCATAAACCTTGGTATCGCGCTTTTCCAACTCCGACTCCAGAAAAGCCATACCTCCTGCCACTGCCGCATCCATGACGTTCAGGCGAATCCGTTGATCTTTCAAGACACTCGCTCCACCGAAACTCGCCGCCGAGTCCATCATCTGACGGAGGAGTGCCGCATCGCGGCTTTCCCGTGCTTTCATAGTATCAGCCGCTGCTGATGGCTGACCTAAGAGAGACGGGTTAACCGCGTACTTTTCGAAT